AAGCCTTTTAAGATCCCCTGTGGTACAGCTATAGCTCATGCGTGCTCACAGATCTTATGGTTTACAAAGGGATCCTTACTGGATGAGAAGTATAAAGAGGTAAGTAGCGGATATGCTAACCCTAGTGGTAATCTGGTAAGTGTAAAGGTGGAGAAAAACAAGGTTACTAAAAATGATCGTAGGCTCCAGACTTACACACTTAATTACAGTACAGGCGTGGATGAGATCAAGGATACTCTGGATCTGGCTATCATGCTGGGGATCATCTCACAGGCTGGAGCGTGGTTTAAGGCTATCCTTAAAGACGGTAAAGAGCAGAAAATGCAGGGATTTAACGGAGTGCAGGAGTTTTATTATAATGATCTGGAGGAGCTGGAGTATCTTAGAAAACAGGTATATGAGGCAGGGATGGCATGAGAGAAATAGAGGAAACCTTAGCACATAACCTTAGAGAGGTAAGAGAGAAAAAGGGATACACTCTAAAAGATGTGGTAAAAGGTACAGGATATACAGAGGTAAGTATAAGCAGGTGGGAAACAGGTACACGGATCCCTAAGGCTACGGTACTTTACAATCTGGCTAAATTCTATGGAGTATCTGTAGATAGATTTTTCTGGAAATAAGTAAGGCGGAGAGTGTTAGGCTCTCCGTTTTTTTTTGCCTCTAAATTATATCCTCAAAAGTGATTAGGATTAGTAAAACTTTAGGAGGTAAATGATATGGCAAGTACAGAAAATGTTCATACAGTAGGGGATCTAAGACAGATGCAGAGCCTCTCTTTAGAGAGTAAAATCATTATGACAAAACAGCGTATACAGGCGTGGTATGATTACTGGGATGGATATATATATATCCTTTAGTGGAGGTAAGGATAGTACTGTATTGTTAGATATTGCTAGGCAGGTGTACCCAGATATTAAGGCGGTGTATGTGGATACTGGGCTGGAATATCCAGAGGTAAGAAATTTTGTAAAAAGTGTAAATAATGTAGAGTGGTTACATCCTGTAAAATGGGATAAGCATAAGAGAGAATATGTAAGGACTAATTTCAAAGAGGTAATTTTAGAGTATGGATACCCTCTGGTAAGTAAGGAAATTGCAGAGTGTGTACAGGATGCTAAGAAAAGTATAGCTAGGAATGACGGTACATATAGTTACAGGCTAAAGAGATTAAATGGGGAGTTATTGGATAAGAACGGAAACAAGAGTAAATATAATTGCCCTAAGTGGAGATTTTTATTAGATGCTCCGTTTAATGTGTCTAACCTGTGCTGTGATATTATGAAAAAGAACCCTACACATGACTTTGAGAAAAAGACAGGTTTACATCCTGTGTTAGGCACTTTAGCAGATGAGAGTAGTTTAAGATTGCAGAAATGGTTAAAAAATGGGTGTAATGCTTTTAATAATAAACGCCCTGTATCTCAACCGTTATCATTCTGGAGAGAGCAGGATATTTTATTGTATCTCTTAAAGTATGATAAAAAATATGCTGAGGTGTACGGAAAGATCATAGGTAGATATAAGGATCTGGAGTTTAGTACCTCCAGATTAAAAAAGATTATGGAGAAAGCCCCTAAGACATGGGAGGATAGAATAGAGTTAGCAACTACAGGGGCGGAGCGTACAGGCTGTATGTTTTGTGGCTTTGGATGTCACTTAGAGAAATCTCCTAATCGTTTTCAGAGAATGAAAGAAACTCATCCTAAACAATATGAGTATTGCTTAAGACCTGTGGAGCAGGGAGGCTTAGGAATGGCTGAGGTATTGGATTATATAGGAGTAGATTATAAATAGATTGCAGGAGGAGGCAGTAAAAAGCCTCCTCTATTATTTTATATATGGGATATATAAAAATACTTGACATTATTATATAGGGGGTATATAATACAATCATAGAAACGAGATACAAACTGAAAGATAAGCGGAGGTAATCAGTATGAAAGCTATTGTATATTACAAAGTAGGAAATGATAGAGCTACAAGAAAGACAATCGAGGTAGAGAAAAACGAGCCTTGCAGTATTGTAAGAGAGTTTGTAAAGGCTCTGGGAGTTTCAAAGTATGGTACATACATCTCACATATCAGATGTGGCAGATACGATTACCAGTGGTTAGATACTTGTGATAGTGCTTATTAAGGAGGTTGGCTATGAAAATTAAAAGATTAAAGAGTGCTAAGTTTGGTTTTAAGAAAATCTGGGTTGAGGTTACAGGATATGCCCTCTATGAGGAGGGCAAAGGCTATATAGCTTTTAGCTCAGAGAGAGATGAGTTTGGTATCTTAGCTCCATATATTCCCTGTGGAGGGAAAAGAGCTTTACAGAGTATCTTAGATGCTGGAGGCTTTTGTAGCTTTGATGGTATGGAGTATGTACAGGAGTTGGGAGCCTAAGGGCTCCCAGATCGGAGGGAAATATGTTTACAGTTTATATTAAGAGTGCTGGCACAAAGAAATACTTTACAGAGTTTGAAACAGAGGCGGAGGCTGAGAGCTTTTGTAGAGAGTATGGCTGGGAGTGGGTAGATGAGAATGAGTTTGTATGGGATATGGATTATGAGGAGGCGTAAAGAATATGATTAAAAAGAGTTTACAGGATGCACTTAAGGTAGCTAGAAAAGTAAGTGGAGAGTACCCAGATACAGCTATTAGGGTAATGGATAAGAAAGGGGCTAAGGCTACCTATACAGCTTCCAGTTTTGTATATCGTGAGAGAGTGTTAGAGGGGTATCATACAGTAACTATTTTTAAGTCTGGAGAGGAGGTAGTATATGGATCTGATAGAAAGAGTTGAAAGCTATAAGGTACTGTTTAAGGAGTGTACAGCTCTGGAGCCTGTTAGTATGGCTCTGGCAAAGGGTTATAAATCCGCTACACCTCTCCAGAAATTGGAGATAATTAGAGAGCTAGATACAGAGCTGGCGGAGGTATATAGTGTAGAGATCCCTGTTATTACAGCATGGGTAAGGGATGATAACTATGTACACTCTACAAAGGAGATTTTCTTAGGGGAGCCCTCCTTAGAGGGTTTTCTCCATCAATTTAGGCACCACTTACAAAACAAGGCAAGGGAGCCACAGTATAAGTATTTACTGGTAGAGAATGATCCTAAGGCGGATTACAGGATCCCTTATAAGGATTGTATGTACAGGATGTATGGGGAGGATGATGCTAGAGCATGGGCTAGGATGGTTATTGAGTTAGCCTCATAAATGAGTTATAATATAACCACTATATAAAAAGGTAGGTGGTTACATGATAAAGAGATTGAGCGTAGTAATAGCTTTAGGTATTGCACTATCCTTATCAGCCTGTGGAAATACAGATAAGGCGGTAAATGAGCCCACAGAGGCAGAGAAAGTAACGGAGGCTATAGAAAGTACTCCAGAGGTAACAGAGGAGCCAGAAACAGCCACAGAGGAGGCGGAGGAGCTACCTGTAATTTATGCAGATGATGAGGAGATCAATTTATATCTGAATAGATATAATGAGGCTAATGTGGGGCAGGAAATAACAGCGGATCAGTTTGAGCCTTATAAGCATCATGGTAGCGTACATAAGAACCAGATAAAACTCAAAACAGAGGAAACTACTATATCAGCTACAGGAACTAAGGTAACAGTATATTTAGAGTATAAGGATCTGGAGCAGTATAAGGAGGCGTTTCTAAGGTTTGTAAAGCCCTTTAGTGATACCGATATAGAGAAATGCTGGGAGCAAGTTTTAGCGGATGATACGAGGGTTATAGAGTTTGATGGATTTAGTACAGAAACAAGCAAATTTGACGGAGATATAGAGTATATGAGTATCTATGGATCTATAGAGTAGGAGGCGGATTATATGAAAATCGGAGTAAGAAAACCTAGCCTTAAAAAGGCTATCAAAGCAAGTACTACAGGTAAGGCTAAGAGGGCGGTAAAGAAAGCAGTTAATCCTCTGTATGGTAAAAAGGGTGTAGGGCTGGCAAAGAACCCTAAGAGAGCTGTAAAAAATGCTGTGTATAAGAAAACCACAGTAGGAGTAAAAGATTTACTCAAATAGGAGGGCGTATGGAGGAAAGATTTAAGGATATGACACCTTATGATAGAGCTGTGAGGATCTCTCTTTACTCAAATAGAGTAGGGAAGATGGAGGAGCAGAAAGATCACACAGAGGATCCAGAGGCGGTAAAAGCTCTGGAGGAGAAAATAAAGGAAACACAGAGGCTCATAGATGAGTTATTAGAGCTATTTCTGTAAGGAGGTATCTATGGCTAATGAAAAGCAGAAACAGGAGGTAATAGACTTTCTGGAGAATACCTACACAGGGGCTAAAATGATGGGAGATGAGGAGGTAATGCTGAGAGCCTCCAGAGCACTCTTAGCATTTAAGGCAGATGTGCATAAGGATATTTTCATAGAGGAGAATGTGCTGGAGTTTTAATACCAGAGAGAGGATCTTAGGATCCTCTTTTTTTT